CTAAAGTAGCAATCTTTATTGACAAATCAGGAAGTATGACACAAGCTACTATCCAAGCATCCTATGATTTATTAATGTCAAAATTACAAGCCAGGAACATGGATATTATTACTAAAACTGATATGAATGAAGATTGGATTTCACCCTTTACAGGAATTATTGATGACTAAATTTTATGATTACACTTGATGATGTGCAACATGAGTGGACTATTGATTCTAAAATTGACCCTGAGTTATTAGATGAAGAGTCTATAAAAATACCACAATTACATAGCAAATATCTTAAGTATCTTTCTGATGTAAAACTACTTAAGATTAAAAAAGAAATGGAGTATAAGGTTCTACTTCGAGAGAAGTTTGAATATTATACTGGTAAAGCAGATGAAGAAGTTTATAAAGAAAAACCTTTTGATCTAAAGATTCTAAAACAGGATCTATCACTATACATGGAGTCTGATACGGATATTCAAGCTTTGCTTGCCCGTATAAATTACTATGAAGAGATCATGTTTTTTCTTGACAAAGTTCTCCATTGTTTAAACAACAGAGGATTCCAAATTAAGAATAGCATAGATTGGCAAAAATTTATGCAAGGTAGCATCTAATGTCTGATGTCACTATTCAGAAGAAGAATGAGGTATATCTAAAAGTTGATTGTGAACCACATATTAAATATGAACTTTCATCATATTTTACCTTTGAGGTTCCAGGCGCTAAATTTATGCCACAATATAAAAGACGACTCTGGGATGGAACTATTAAATTGTTCAGTCCAGCAGAAGGAAAAATATATTGTGGATTATATGATTACTTAACTGAATGGTTGGCTGAGAATGGGTATTCCTATGAGGATAAGAGACATGATGAATATGGATTACCTTGTGAGAGAAATGATTTTATTACAGCACAAGGTGTAGCGGATTTCATAAAGTCATTAAATATTCCATTAAAGGTAAGAGACTATCAATATAATGCAATATACCAAGCTTTAAAATATAATAGAAGATTATTATTATCACCTACTGCATCTGGTAAGTCATTAATGATCTATGCTATTACTAGATATTTTGTTAATAATGAAGATAGAGTTTTAATAGTAGTACCTACAACTTCATTAGTAGAACAGTTATGTGGAGACTTTGATAGTTATGGATGGCCTTCTAAAGATTATTGTCATAAGATATATTCTGGTAGGGAGAAGTATACATCCAAACCAGTAACTGTCACAACATGGCAATCCATATATAAGTTACCTAAAAAATATTTTGAATCATTTGGATGTGTTATAGGAGATGAAGCTCATTTATTTAAAGCAAAGTCTCTTATTAATATAATGACTAAGTTGCATAACTGCAAACATAGAATTGGTTTTACTGGAACATTAGATGGATCTAATACAAATCAATTAGTATTGGAAGGATTATTTGGTTCTGTTAATAAGGTTATTAAAACTAAGCAATTAATTGATAAAGGGTTTTTATCTAAGTTAAATATCACAGTACTTCTATTACAACATGATGGTAGGTTATTTGAATCTTATCAAGATGAAATGGATTATATTTGTACGATGGATAAAAGAAATAAATTTATCCGTAACTTAGCATTAAATCAAGAAGGAAATACATTAATACTCTTTGCCTACGTGGAGAAACATGGTGAGGTTCTTTTTGATATGATAAATAGTAATGTATCGTCAGATAGAAAAGTCTTCTTTGTTCATGGAGGAGTTGATACTGAGGATAGGGAACAAGTAAGATTAATCACGGAGCAAGAAAACAATGCTATCATCATTGCGTCCTATGGTACTTTTAGTACTGGTATCAACATTAAGCGTCTTCACAATATCGTGTTCGCAAGCCCCTCAAAGTCCAGAATCAGAAACCTCCAAAGTATTGGTAGAGTCCTTAGAAAAGGTGAAGGAAAAGATATAGCAACTTTATATGATATAGCTGATGACTTTTCAAAAGGAGAAAGAAAGAATTATACATTAAACCATTTAGTAGAAAGAGTTAAAACATATTCTCAAGAAAATTTTAATTATGAAATTATCCCCGTTAACTTCAGGAGAAAGAATTGATGCAGCATCAAGAATTTACAGGCATTATAAAACTTACAACTAATGAAAGTATCATTGGTAAAGTTTTAGTGTGTGATGATGAGCAAGATGGATTTATAATTGAATATCCATTTATTGTAACTGAAACTATGATACAAACTCCTGGCGGAGATATGGTAAAACTTGATTTGCGCCCATGGGCTAAGTTTTCTAAAGATGAATTATTTTTTATAGATAGATCAAAAACGATCACGGTATATGAATCCGATGATCGCTTATTAAAAATATATAAAAGAACTTTAAAGAAATATTTAACTTACGTTGATAATCCAACTCAACGTCCAGACACAGATATTAATAGAATAGATCTAACTGAAGAAATGGGTTTTAGATCTAAGGTACAAGACGCTAGGAACTGTTTAGAAAAGATATTTAAAGACTCTTAAAAAAGGCTATATCAACCCTTGAACCCTGACAGAGTTATTCTACAGGAAATTTAGCCACTTGTCAAGTGTTTTAAAATATGTTATAGTATGTTCACCTAGAAAGGATATAATGGCTGCAAAGAAAAAAGAACATTATGTGAATAATAAAGAATTCTTAGAAGCGATGGTCGTATATCGAACTAAGGTAATTAAGGCTCGTGAAAATGACGAACCGAAACCAAAAGTTCCTGAATATATTGGTTCTTGTTTTTTAAAGATAGCTACACATTTATCATATAGACCAAATTTTGTCAACTATATGTTTAAGGATGACATGATTTGTGATGGTATAGAGAATTGTTTGCAGTACATTGATAACTTCGATCCAGAGAAGTCTAAGAACCCTTTTGCTTATTTTACACAGATAACTTATTTTGCATTTTTACGTAGGATTCAGAGAGAAAAGAAACAGCTTGATATTAAGACACGTATATTAGAGAAGTCTGGTTTTGATGAAGTCTTTAGTGCAGATTCATCTGCAATGGGATATGACTCAGCTCAGATGAATAGTATTAAAGAGAGTCTTGAGATCAAGGTGAATAGATGACAATAGCAATTATAACTGATCAACATTTAGACGGTAGAAAGAATTCTAAAGTCTTCTGGGATTATTTCCTGAAGTTTTATGATGACATATTTTTTCCTGCTCTAGATAAGTATAAAATAAAAACAGTATTAGATCTTGGAGATACTTTTGATAATCGTAAGAATATAGATCTTGGTGCTTGGTATAGAATAAAGAAACATTATTTCCAAAGATTATATGATCGTGGTATACAGGTTAAAATGATTATTGGAAATCATACTGCATACTATAAGAATACAAATAGAATTAATACACCAGAATTATTATTAGATAGAGCATTTGATAATATAGAAATTATCTCAGAAATTCAAGATCTTGTTGTAGAAGGAAGAAAGATTACATTTATACCTTGGATTAATCAAGAGAATCAAGAACATGTATTTGATCATATTAATAAAACTACTGCAAAGATTGCTATGGGCCATCTTGAAATAAATGGTTATCAAGCTTATCCTGGCCATTTCTTTCGTGGTGGTAATATAGATCAAGATTTATTTTCTAAATTTGAACATGTTTTATCTGGACATTTTCATCATAAATCTGAAAGAGGAAATGTTAAGTATCTTGGCAATCCTTATGAGATGTATTGGAATGATTATGCTGATGATAGAGGATTCCATTTATTTGATCCTAAAACAATGAAGTTAGGATTTATTAAAAATCCATATAGAATGTTTAGGAAAATATTTTACGATGATACTAAGACAAATTATAATACTATGAATTTAACTGAGTATCAGAATACTTATATTAAATTAATAGTTAATAAGAAGAAGAGTAATTTTGCTTTTGAAAAATTTGTAGAAAGATTATATGATATAGGTGTTCATGATCTTAAAATTATTGAAGATCAATCTTTAGACTTTGAAAATGCTGACCAAAGTATTGAATGTGAAGATACATTATCAATTTTAAATAAATATGTAGAGGATACTGAAGATATAGAATGTGATAAAAATGGTATAAAAGATATTATTAAATCCATCTACGTAGAAGCCTGTGAGGTACAATAATGTTTATACTCACCATGAAAGAAGATGATAAAGCCGCCGAAGGAGCTTATGCTGTTATTACAGAACATGGTGAGAAGGTACTTCAATTATTTCAGAATGAAGATGATGCAGTAAGGTATATGGGTCTTTTGGAAGCAGATGATTTTCCAGATATGGCTATAGAAGATATACCAGATGAAGAGGCCATTGCGGCATGTAGAAGATTCGGGTATAATTACGTGATTATTACCCCTGATGACTTTGTAATCCCCCCCAAATTTGAATCACATGATTTTATTTAAAAGCGTTTCCTATAAAAATTTCCTTGCTTCTGGTAATAATCCAATTAAAGTTAATTTAAATTCTCATGGTACTACTTTAATAGTAGGACAGAATGGGGCGGGTAAGAGTACTATTATTGAGGCAGTTATTTTTGCATTATTCAATAAGTCATTTCGTAAGATTAATAAGAGTCAGTTAGTTAATAGTATAAACGAGAAGGAATGTATAGTAGAAGTTGTATTTTCTATTGGATCAGTTGAGTGGAAAGTTAGGCGTGGTATTAAACCATCATTGTTTGAAATTTATAAGAATGATAATTTATTAGATCAGTCTTCACATGCAGCTGATCAACAGAAATGGCTTG